GCGCAGGTCGGGGTACTGCAGGTGGTCCTGCCAGCAGTCGATCACCATCGCGCACATGCCGCCGTCCTCGGGCTTGAACACGCCGAAGGTGATGTGCGCCGTCGGGTCGTTGTGCGTCTTCTCCGAGGCCGCGCAGTCCACGCTCTGCACCACGTACTCGAACTTGGGGAAGGGCCGGCCGTTGGGCCACAGGCGGAACCAGTCGCGCTTGACGATGCCCGACTCCTCCGGGTCAATGATCTCGGCGTGGATCTCCTGGCGGCCGAGCTTGGTGCCCTCGTACTGCAGGATCTGCTTTTGGAACGACGGGGCCAGGTTCTTGATGTTGACGTAGGTCGACGCGGTGGTCACCACGACGTCGTCGCCGTTGCGGTCGATCAGGTCCATGACCACGGGCTTGGGCTTGGGCGTGGTGGAGCAGATGATGCGCGTGTGCTGCCCCAGTCGGACCGCGAACTGGATCATGTCCCACGCCTCCTGCAGGTAGTCCCACGCCGCGAGCTCGTCGCACCATGCGCCGTGCCACTGGCCGCCGCGAAAGCGCTCGGGCTCAGACGCCGGGATGCCCTTGATCAGCGAGCCGTTGACCAGCGTGATCTCGTGCAGCGAGCTGTTGTACTTCTCCACCAGCGTCGGCGGGATGACGGCCAATAGGCCTGACTCGCCCTCAATGCAGGTCGCCCGGATGTCCGAGCCGGTGGGGGCCGCCAGCAGCCACCGCGTGCCGGGCTGCTCCCACGCCCACCAGCCGATGGTCTCGGCCGACGTGCGCGTCTTGCCCGAGCCGCGGCCGCCGAGCATCAGCCAGATCGACCAAGGCTGGTCCATGGGCTCAAGCTGGAACTTGTGCGCCTTCATGAGCCACCGCGCCCGCCAGTCGAAGGCGGTGCGCATCGTGTCGGGCAGCTTGGCGTACTTCTCGCGGACCGCGGGGTCCTGCAGCAGCTCGGCGACCTGGCTCACTGCGCCACCTTCAGCCACGCTCGAATGTCTGACATCTCGCGCTGCAGCCAAGCATTGCGCGCCGTTTTGTCCAAAGCGCGCCGGTAGCGCCCGGTTTCTGGGTCAAACTCTACGCCCTCGGGTATAGGTAAGTCGTCGTCCACCGGCGGGGTCCAGAACTCGCCCCAGACTATTTCCGGCATGGGTACCCTGTCAGTCATTGGCCTGGCGCGTGAGCGCGATGTTCTTCAGCAGCTCGCCGAATATGTCGAACTTGACCTCGGTTACCAAAGGCGCCTGATCGTCGCCGGCCACCACGGTGCGGTCACCGTACTTGCGCGGGTTCCACTTTGCCAGCAGCTTGATGCGCTGCTCGGCGCGGTTCTTGTTCCACGCGATGCTGCCGGAGTCGTAGCGCTTGTTGCCGGCCTCGTCGAACACCGCAAGGGGCTCCGCGTCAATAATTGCAAGGCACTCGTCGGCGATGGAGTCCGAGCCGATGTCCCGAGCTCGCGCGATGCGTGTGGCGAAATCTGCGTCTTGCGCCTCCCAATCGTATATCGTTTTGAACGACGGGCGCTCCTCCTGACGGCAGTAATCGCGCAGCGTCTTGCCCTCAGACAGCCACGCGACGATCTCGTCCTTTATCAGCTCTTTGTTGGGGTAGATGGAGCCGCCCGGCGGACGACCCAATTTTTTTCCTGTTGCCATACTCTGCTCCTTAGCGCATCTCTCAGCGCGTTGGGGCGGAGTTTATCGCAAAGCCAACCTCTCGAACGCCAGGCCCATCTCTACGTGGTCCGCGTTCAGCATGAACACTGACGTGAGCGCCACCTGCTGCGTCTCCCCATGGCAGTCCGCCCGGAACACTCGCACATCCCGAGTCGGGTCGTACTCCACGGTGAAACTGTCCACGGGCCTACGGCAGACCGCGCAGGTTGGAATTCGGTCGATGTTCATGCCGTCACCTCCCACTCGCTGCCGACCCACATCTCGGGGTCGTTGTCGTAGTACGCGGCCTCAAAGGCCTCCTGGCCCGTGAAGCCGTAGGTGTCCATCAGCCACTCGCGCCGGGCCAGGTACTCCTCGCGGCTCATGCGGCCTCCGCGAAGGCGATCAGGGTTGCGGCCAACTCCTTGGCCTGGGCGGGTGTCAGCACCACGCTCGCGCTGGCCATGGGCACAGCGATGCTGAGCCAGACGTTGTCCGGGGCGCCTTTGGTGTCCCAGTTCTCGTACGCGTCCACGCTGACGCGGGTGCCGATCTCTGTGGTGATTGTGGTGTGGTCCATGGTGATCTCCTGTGTGGGTGTGTTAGGCGGTGGTCTCAACAACGAGCACCACGCCGTAGCGGGTGCCAGATGTTGCGGTGAAGTAGCCGTAGGTCTCGACGAAGGTGCGTGAGCCTTCAGCCCAGGTGCGCAAAGGCGAGCCGTCCGGTGCGCGTCCGATGACTTTGGAATCGGTGATTGGGTTGTGCATTTTTTACTCCAGTGTGTGTTGGTATGGACGAAGTATACAACCCTTTTGTTGTATTTGTTGGGGTCAATTGTAAAGTTTTGTAAAGACGGGGGCCGAAGCCCCGTTTGATTTATGCCTGAAACTGAAATTTCTGATTTTGCTTGAAGCCATACTTCATGGCCTCCTCGCCCTCAATTGCATACTGAACGCAAATATCACCGCACTCATTGCGGCGAAAGGGCAAGATCCACTTAGCTTCAGGCCAATGCTGTTTGACCTCTTCAAGACCCATATGAGGGCCATTAACCAAACGCAGAATCCATGCGTTATTTGCAATAAGTGCTGTAAAAGTGGTGGTTTGCATGATGGTTTCTCCTGCTCGGTTGATTAGTAGTCTTCGCCAATCCGTGCGCGGTCTGCGCCACGGAACTCAGGGTTCAGGGGCGCGTTGTGCTTCCATGGCGTGCGGGCATTCAGGAAGGAATACAGCTCAGTGTGGTGGATCGTCACGCGGTTGTGTCCGCCGTCCGCGGGCACCAGCACGGTGATGTAGCCACCGTACATGTTGGACGGCGATGCGCGGTATCCTGCCTTGTGCAGGCGGCTGACAGCAATTTCGAGAAGGGTCTTGGTCATGGTGAACTCCAGTGTGTGTGTGTTGAAGAGCCTCTACTGTAACACGAAGTTACAGTTTGAGGCATGCTCAATTGTAAAGTTTTGTAAAGTTCAATGTGCCGTCGGCCGCTTCCATCGGTTGCGGATCTTGTCGGCCAGCTGCTCGATGTCGACGCACTGCTCGGCCAGCTCTGCGCAGGCCTCGTTCTCGATCGCGATGGCGTGCTTGGTGGTCTGCACGGCCACCGCCATGATCTCGGCCTTGGCCAAGGCCAGCGCCTGGTCGAACTCCTGCTGGGTGTAAAACTTTACGTGGTTGTTGGTGCCCAGCAGCTGCCGGGCGAGGGGGCTCAGTTCTTTTTCCATTCTTTACTCCTGTGACTGGCCCATGACCCGGGCCTCCATTACCTTGTTCGCCCTGCGCAGCTTCGCGTTGGTCTCCTTCAACTCCAAAATCTGGGCCGCCATGAACGTGATACGGGCCTCTGCGCGCTTGATCCAGTCCGCAACCTCTGTGGGCATGCGGTACTCGGCCACGGGCTCAGGAACGGCCGTTTTGGCCCGTTTGGCGGGGGTTTTTGTGGCCGCGGTGCTCATGCCTCCACCTCCATGCTGTCCACGCCCTCGGGCACCGTGATGCCCGTGCTCAGGGGCTGGTACATGTCCAGGACCGACTGCACGTACTCCTTGTGCCCGTAGATCTTGCCCCTACCGTCGGTGGCCGTGTAGACCCCGGCGTTGGCGATGTGGTACTCGCGGACATAGTCCGCGGTGCTACTCTGCGCACCGTAGCGGGGGAAGTTGCGGGACACGCCGCCCTTGGCCTTCACCGGCTTGTGCTTGCCGGTGCACTTGAGCGCCTGCTCCAAGAACCCAACGCGGTCGTCGCGTATGGTGTAGCGGGCCTTTCCGATAATTACTGTCTGCATGGCTATCTCCTAAAAAATGCCCCCGAAGGGGCGGGTTGTTTACATGTACGCGTGCTCGTACTTCGCGATGAACGCGTCGGCTGCCTGGGACGTCTTCAGGGCCGCCATGCTGTCGGCCAAAGTCCACAGGGCCTTGTTGAGCTTGACGTTCTCGGTGACGCCGCCCACGGCCCGCGTGGTGGTGCGACGGCCGGTTGCGGAGCGCCCGGGCACGCCGCCCTTGAGCATGTTCTCCTGCACGCGGTTGAAGGTCGTCCACAGGTCGTCCTTGCGGTCCTCCCAGCGGTTGGCCTGCAGCAGGCGGGTGGCCTGCACCGGTGCCTCGTCGCCCCAGCGCAGCTGCACGGCCGCGGTGGCCAAGGCGCGCTGCTCTTCACCGGTCAGCGTGATGCCCTTGTACTCGTCGATGCGGTAGCCGATCTGCTTTGCGTCCTCGAGGACCCGGGTAGCGCCCTCGATGACGTCGTCCACGACGTTGCCGGTATGACGGACGCGCACGTTGTCGAACATGTCGCCGGCGATCAGGCCGTTGGAGCACACGAAGCGGAACACGCCCGACAGGATCTGGTAAGACGAGCTGCCGTCGTGGCTGTTGAGCAGGATGATCTCGGGCACCTCGTCTTTGGTGGTGATCTGGCTGTGGTGACGCATGCGCACCATGTGCTTGGTGTGCTCACGCTTGCCGGCGTCGCGGACCTTGGTCTGGCGGATCTCGTAGGGCTCGAAGCCCTCGGAGCGCAGGCCGTCGATCACCTGGATGGTCGGGATGAAGCTGTAGCGCTCACCGCGGGACTCGTGGGCCTCGGTGGCCATCACGCTGGGCGCGTGGTAGGCGATCTGGGCGTTGGACAGGGGCAGCTGCGAACGGAACTCGGACTGCTTGGAAGAGGATGCGTAACGGAACATGGTCAGGTCTTTCAAAAAATGCCCCCGAAGGGGCGGGGGGTTTAACGGGAGGTGACGCGCACCGAGCGCACCACGATGTTCTTGGTGTAGTCGTCGTACATCTCAGCGCCGTGCTGCTCGATGAAGAAGTCCTTGTCGAAGATCTTGCGGTCGCTGTCAACGAACGATGCCGAGAAGAACACGCCCTCGCGGCTCTCACCAGACTTCTTGATCGCGTCCTTGATCGCGTCAGCCTCTGCGGTCAGGTCAGCGATCTGCGCCAACAACATGCCCAGTCGGTCCACTGAGCTTTCGTTCAACTCCACCACCAGTTTTGCTTTTGCCATTTTGAAACTCCGTTTGTTTGTGTTTAAGAAGCATCGCAGTGTTTGCTGCGATGGATGAAGTATACAACGGTTTTATTGTATTTTTCACCTCAGGCAAAAAAAATTTTATTTATTTTTTGTTTGTTGTTTTTTGCACACATGTGCTTCAAACTTCTGCTTCACGCTTCACCCCCTAAAGGGGGATGAAGCGAATGAAGCAACTTGCACTGCTTCTGAAGCCTTCTGAAGCACTTTGAAGCATTTGAAGCACGCATTTATTTACAAACACGCAAAGAATTACAAGGTCTTTTTCTGGGGCAGACTGACCACGCCGGCGTCGTTTTGGACCAAAAAACCGCTCGAAATGAGCCCCCGCAGGTCCCGTCCGACGTTGTTTTTGCGCTGGTCGCGCTTGGTCTCGTCGCCCCGTGGGTACAGCGGCCAGACCACCGAAACAATCTCATTGAACGTAACCCCCTCGCCCGCGAGGTCGATCATGGAAACCGCGTTGTCCATGATGACCTTCTGGTTGTCGCCCTTGGGCCCGGCAGCGGCCACCACGGTCGCCCGGCTGCTGTCCGTGTACGACACCACGCAGGTCGTCTCAGCGTCGCCGTCCTCGTCCTGGCCGACCACCACGGTCTGCAGGCGAAAGCCGTACTCCGCGCCGTCCTCGCCGCCCTTCATCTTGGTCACCGTCGCGACTCTATCTTCGTCCACGCGGATCACCTCAAACTCGAAGTCGCAGGCCGCCCTGAGCCCCGACCAGCCACGGGCGCCCCGGCTCTCGTCCTTGCCGCTGTGGTGGACGGGGGCGACCATAGCGCCCGTTGCGCGCGTGATCTCCTTGCAGTGGCCCATGACCATGCCCATGTCCTCGCCGCTGTTCTCGTTGCCCCCGGGCATGACCTGCGCGAGCGTGTCGATGACGATCAGGTCGAACTCGCCCTTTTTCTTGATCTGCTTGATCAGGGCCTTGACGTCGACCAGGTTGCGCAGGTCGGGCGCGTCGCTGATGAACGACATCTCCAAGTCGCCGGGCTCGATGCCCTGCGCCATGCAGTAGCCGTGCACGCGCTTGCGCATGTCTTCCTGGCCCTCGGCCGCGATCCACAGCACGCGGGCCTTGGTGGTGCGCTTACCCCGCCAGTCGACGCCCCGGGCGATGGCCGCGGCCAGGTCAAACACGAAGAAGCTCTTGCCGCTGCCTGAGGCACCGTAGAACACGCCAAAATTGGCCCGGGGCAGCACGCCCTTGATCAGCCACGTCGCCTTGCGCCTGACAACGAACTCCGCGGTCGTCTCGATGTTGAATCGGTTCTCGTGAATGACGGCCGCGGCCGCCGCCTTTTTTGCGCTTGCGATCACCTCCAGATCGGCTGAGACGTCGTCGAACTCGCTCAGGATGTCGGTGGGTGTTGTGGCCTTGGGCTTGGCCTTGGTGCAGTGCTCCAGCCACAGGTAAGCCAGCGCCCGGTCGGGGTCCTGCCGGCGGTGGGCCAAGGCGATGTCCATCACCGGCTGGCTGGCCGCCAGTATGCTCAGGACCGTGGCGTCGTCGTAGCCCGCGCTGTAGAGCTGCACACCGGCTGCGTGCAGGGCGCCTGAGCGGTCGCTGACGTCGGGGCCCGGCCCGTGCAGCAGCAGGTCGCGCGTGGCCTCTGGGATGGGCATGTCGGCCACGTCGGGCAGCGCCAGCTCGTTGACCAACTCGGGCATCTCGAGCGGGATAACGTTGGCCGAGCTGATGGTGGACTTGCGCATGCCGTCGAACAGGCCCTGCAGCACCTCGGGGCGGGCGGCGGCCATGGGCCGGGCCAGCTTGGTGTCGCCGGTGATGGTGAGGAACCGTGGCGTGTGGCCGCTGTACACCTCGATGCCCACGTCGTGGTTGTTCCAGTCGGTGTGGAACTCGCCAAGGGCCAGGATCCGCAGGCCCGTGCCGCTGGGGCTGACCTCGGTGTAGCTGCCCATGGCGTCGACGATCTCGCGCGCCCACGGGGCGATCTGGCCGTCCTTGCGGCAGTTGTCGAGGTCGATGCCCACCACGTCGGTCATGCCGGTGAGCACCAGGCCAAGGCCGGAGTAGCGCGTGGGGTTGAGGGTGAGGACCTTGGAGGCGGTGTCGAAGTCACCCCACTCGGAGACCTTCTTGGTGCTCAGGCCGAAGTGCTGGGGGCTGTAGGGGATCTTGTCGTACTTCTGGCGGCCCTCGTTCCACACGGCCTTCCACACGGCCCACCGGCGCAGTGCCCTGAGCTCGGCGGGGATGTTGCCGCCGTTAAAGACCTTGCCGATCGGCGGCAGGTCGGGATTTGGTTGTGACATTGCTTATCCAGTTGCTATCCAGAGAAAGGAACGACGGCGGGCGTGGATAAGGCGCTTTCGGCGTGGGGAGCTACCCCACCCCTAGCCGGGTTCGGACGCGGAGTCTATCAGAAGGCCTCGGGTGGGGTCAGCAGGTCGCGCAGCTTGGGGTTGACCAGCAGCTTGCGGTCCACGCCCGTTGCCTGCTCAATCTCCACCACGCGCTCAGCCGGGGCCCAGCCCCGGCGCAGCCACGCGCTGACGTTCTGCTGGCTGCAGCCCAAGAGGTCGGCCAGCTTGGCCTGGCTACCGGCCGCGTAGACGGCCAGCTCGATGCCACTGAGTTGGTTGAGCTGGGTCATGCGGCCACCAGCACGATGTGGTAGGGCGACGCGCTGCGCGGGCGCACGAAGCGGGCGTGGGCGGTCACCGTGGTGGGCTCGTCCATGAAGACGCGCTTGGTCATGGTCTGGTACGAGCTGTGGAAGGCCTCGGGGTACTGGTCCCGGAGCTCGGCGATGTACTGCTCCAAGGCCACGTTGGGCATGATGGGGTAGTTTTTGTCCCCGCGCACCTTGGCCAAATCGCGCAGGCGGGTGCGCTGCGAGTCGTTTAGGTTAATCATATCTTTCCTTCGGTAGGGGGTCGGGTCGGGGGCAGTGCGGCGGCGGCACTACGACGCACCAGATCGCCTCGCTTGTGACGTAGTTGTGCGTCAGGGTCCACCGGTCGATGTAGGCATCGGGCATCTTGTAGGCCGCGTCGTACAACGACGCGTAGGGGGCGTTGATGTGCACGCACATCTCGCCAAGTGTCAGGCCATCGGGCTCGTTGCGCAGCAGCTTGCGAATCTGCTGGGCCCAGGACTCTCTGCGTGAGGTCATTGTGTTTGTTCCTTAATTTTTTTGTACCCAGCCCAACTAGGGTGAATATTATCTGGTTGTAGATTAGTGATGGGCAGTACGGTATCGCCGTGCTCTGCTGCAATTTCTTTAACAATATCCTGGATACTGGGCTTGATGGCGGGCAGGATCCAAAACACTCTGCTGCCATTGACCTTGGCCCGCATGGTCTCCAGCTCTTGACGAGTTTTAACCCCTTTGTGGTCATTGCTGCCTAGACTGATGATGACAGTATTAGCGGTTAAGTCATTCTTTAGATAGTCTCGAGTCCATTGCCAACTATTCCAGCCACCTTTGGCGTAGGCTGCACATTCTGGCTTAAATTGGTGCATTCCCACCGCGATACTGTCTCCGAGTATTAGACAATCAAGCATTGTTCTTACTCCGTAATTTGGCTTCTGTTAATTGACCAATTCGTTCTGCGTACTCACCTGCTGTCATTTCCCAGTGGTAATTTGCTTCTCTTGCAATTTGCTTTTTGTCATCATCCGTCAGCCCTACCCACGGGCGCTGGGGTGGGGTGGTGTAAAGTGGGACTCCAGCAGACCCATCGGTTACTTCGCGCCAAACTCCATCGGTGAATTTTGCGAATTTACCGACAGGCTCCTGCGCTGGCTGTGCTAGGGCTTCTTTGATTGCGTGACGCACGTACTTGCGTTCGTGCGCATCTGTCTCAATGTATTCGAGACACATTTGTAGTGCTTCGTCTTTAGTCAAAATGGGGACTCCTCGTAGTTGTCAGGGTTGGGTTTAAGCGGCGGTGCCTTGGCGGGCACCGGCCTTGGGAATTGGGGAAATGGCCAAGTCATGACAACTCCACTGCTTGCGCGTGTTCGTGTTTGGGCCACTCATTCGTGCTATCAACTTGATCGTGTGCCCCGTAATACCATTTTTCGCGGACGTTAAGCGCAAGCAGCATTTTTGTGGCGTATTGCACCTCAGTCATGCCGCCTTCGTAACCCGGGCGAACTACCATCAGCTCGGGGTCAAATGCTTGCAGCTTCTCAATCAGTTCTTTAACTTTCATTTCTGTGCCTCCAAGAACGTCTCCAAACGAATGATGCGCGCATTGTTGTAGTCGACCACGCTCTTGGCGTAGTCCACAGCAGACTGAGCTTCAAGACGGTATAAACGAGCCTCCTGCAGCTCGCGTAGGGCTTTCTCGACAGGGGTAGGCTGGCGCAGTTTTTCTTTCAGGAACTTGATCATTTTGCACCCCCCTCAGCGGCCTTGGCAGCGCGTTTCTTGGCGTAATATTTGCGAGCGTAAGCCGCGCGCTGCAGGCGGCGCTTGGCTTCCTTCTCTACGTCGGTTGCGGTGAGGCTGACGGGCGTGTCGGGCCGCGTTTGATCATCACGATAAATTACATGGTTCTGCTGTTTGAGCTTGTTGCTCAGGTCGTTGACCTTGTCGGTGAGCGCGCTTAAAACGGCAATGTTTTGGGCGTGCATTTTTTCCAGCTCGGCAATGCGTTTGAAGGGGTTCCAGTTCATGTGTATACCTTTGGTTTACGGCAGCAAGATCGCTGCCGGGGCCGATCATACAACAGCTTTTTGTATTCCACAACAAAAATTTTTTATAAAGTTACAGCGAAGGTCCAAAAAGCCGTGTATGATCCGTCCGCAACAATGATTTTGTTGTTGCTTAACCCGGAGATACACACATGAGTCTTGAAGACAAAATCCAGGGGCTGACCAACGCGGTCAACGCCCTCACCGCCGCCCTGGCGCACCCCTTTCCCACCCTTAAAGGCGTCAAGCCTTGGGCAGGTGAATTCCTTCCCGCAGACATCCCCGCACCGGCCAAGGCCGAGGTGGCGCCCCCAAAGCCCACGACTACACCGGAGATCATTCCCACGGTCTCTACCACCACTACTCCCGCTGGGTCGTCTAACACGATTGACTACGCCCAGGTGGCCAAGGCCATCACGGACACGTTCAAGGTGGACCGCGCCAAGACCATTGAAGCGCTGGCCAAGTTCGGCGCGACCAAGGGCCCCCAGCTCAAGCCTGCGGAATACGCGGCCTTCCTGAAGGAGTTGACAACATGAACACCGTAGTCCTGACAATCGTAGACCACCCGGACGACCCCAACATGGTCAACATCAAGTGGGACGTGACCGAGGGGGGAGGACCCAGCGCGGCTCGAGCGCTGGGCCTGCATCTGGTCGCGTACTTGGAGAACATGCACACGACCAATTCGGCGAGCGCGGTAACCGACGTGGAGCCCAAGGAATGAGCGGCCACGCCAAGCTATCACCCAGCTCGGCCGCCCGGTGGATGACCTGCCCCGGCAGCGTCACCCTGAGCGAGGGCATCCCAGACACCAGCTCTGACAACGCCAGCGAGGGCACGATGATGCACGCCTTCGCGGCCGAGTGCCTGAAATCAAACCTGGACGCATGGAGCTTCGTGGGCCTGCAGGACAGAGAGACAGGGCTGGTCCTGAACGAGAAACAGGCCAAGGACATCCAGTTCTACGTGGACCACGTGGTAGAGATACTTGATGCCACTGGCGGCGCGCTGTACGTCGAGGAACGCCTGCCCATCGGCTGGCTGACCGGTGAGGAGGGTGCGCACGGCACGGCAGACGCTGTGATCACGACGCCCGACGAGCTAATCATCGTCGACGCAAAGTTCGGCTTCCGCGAGGTCGAGGCTGAGGGCAACCCCCAGCTCATGATCTACGCCGCAGCCGCGTGGGATGACCTGAAGGTCGCCTACGACTTCAAGCGCGTGCGCGTCGTCATCAGCCAGCCCCGGCTCTTGGCCAAGCCCGAATTCAGCTTCAGCATTGACGACCTGAGGATGTTTATGGCCGATGTGGCGTTCTCCGCTGAACTCACCCGCCAGCAAATCGACGTCTACGTGCCGTCCGAGAAGGGCTGCCAGTGGTGCCGCGCCAAGGCGATCTGCCCGGCGCTGCGTACTAGCGTCATGGACGACTTCGACACCGTGGTGCCGGAAACGGCGCACGAGGACGATTTGGCGCGTGTCATGGCCAACGCCAACCTCATCGAGGGGTGGATCAAGGCAGTGCGCGCGGAGGTCGAGCGGCGTCTGCTGGCCGGTGAACCGGTGCCGGGCTACAAGCTGGTGCAGGGCAAGAAGGGCAACCGCATGTGGGCCAACCCCGAGGAGGCCGAGGCGACGCTCAAGTCCATGCGGATCAAGCACGACCAGATGTACGACTACAAGCTGGCCAGCCCGACGAGCATTGAGAAGCTGGCCAAGGCCGACGAGATTGGCCCGCGTCAGTGGACCAAGATCCAGACGCTCATCACCCAAAGCGAGGGCCAGCCATCCGTGGCGCCCGAGTCCGACAAACGTCCTGCGCTGGTCACATCGGCAGCGGCGTCTGATTTTGACGACGTGACAAACCCTTAAACTTCGGAGTACCCTATGAAAATCAAGCTCAACAAAGTCCGCCTCTCGTTCCCCCAACTGTTCGAGGCAACCACCGTCAACGGTGAGGGCAAGCCTGCCTTCTCCGCGGCTTTCCTGATCGACCCTAAGGACCCCCAGGTCGCGGCCATCAACGCCGCCATCGACGCGGTGGCCAAGGAGAAGTGGGGCGCCAAGGCCGAGGCCAACCTCAAGGCCATGCGCGCCGCCGACAAGGTCTGCCTGCACAGCGGCGACCTGAAGTCGAACTACGACGGCTTTGAGGGAATGCTGTACATTAGCGCGCGCAACCCCATGCGCCCCCTGGTGATCGACGTGAACAAGAGCCCGCTCACCGAGCAGGACGGCAAGCCCTACGCCGGGTGCTACGTCAACGCCAGCATCGAGCTGTGGGCGCAGGACAACAACTACGGCAAGCGTGTCAACGCGACGCTGATGGGCGTGCAGTTCTACCAGGACGGCGAGAGCTTCACCGGCGGCGGCGCTGCCAGCGTGGACGACTTCGACGACCTGACGGCCGAAGACCTGGTCTGATATTCGGGGGGAAAGCGGATGCTGTGAGCCAGTACGCCCAGTCCTTGCAAAGATTGCTCGGTTAACCTGAAGCAGACGCAGCGA